ACGATCCGGATTCGCCGTCTACTCTTGTATTATGAGCTGCACTGCGCCATGGACTATTGATATGTAAATCAGTACCAAATGCCTTGGCTACTCTCATAAGTATAACTCTTAAATCTATATTTGAGTTTTTCCACCCATCTTCGCCATCATATTGCGGCCATGTAGTTAAACGTCTATCAAAATATAATCCACTACCATTACCGCCTGCTTCTAAATCTTCAAAGCTTGGTAAGTTTTTATAATCTTCATCAGTAATACGTCTAGCATTGCCAGCTTCTATCCATCTCTGTCTTTGATTATTTATCTCAGTATTCCTTGCCGCCGGTGATTGAACTTGGCGACCTTCAATAATAGCGCTTGCAGTATTTAAATTACCTGCAGCTGCAACTCTTTGTAATGAATAAGTAAATCTATTTGCAAAGCTATCAAGTGGATTTTTTAATGCTTGGATCGCATCTTCAATACCAGCAGCCATTGCGCAAAAACGTGAAATAAGAAATTGGATTTCTTCTAAACTCGGGTTAGCAAATAAACCAACACCGTAGTCAAATAAACCTTTAGCTTTATTAATAATTTGCTCTATATTTTCTTTGCTAAAAAATCCTAAAATGTTTTCTTTGAGATTATTAACTTGCCTAGCAATATTTTGATTTACGAATGTCGCTACGTCACTCATGATATTGCCTATATTAAAATTCTTAATTGCATCTTTAACTTTGTTGATTGTTTTTTCAATCATTGAAGTAATTTTTTCTTTAAAACCTTCAATCAATGCAGCTACTTTTATTTTTTCAAAGAAAGCCTTAATTGGATCTTCAATGTTTTTAATTTTATTTAGAAATCCAGCAATGTCTGCAATAGCTTGACCTGCTAGTCCAACAAGACCAAAGAAAGCTCCAACACCAGCAAAAACCGCTGGCATCAAACTACAAAGTCCTCCAAGAAAACTATTAGCAAAACCATTTGTATAATAGTCTTGTAGTTGGTAAATAACAGTAGGTGATCTGAGCTGCTCGTTAAGAGTCAAAGGATCATAATTATATTCTTTCATAAAGTCTGCAGCTTCAAACGGAGTGATAGGTCCTTGGCTAACTCTTTGATATAAAGTATTTAAATCAGGAGTTTCTAATAGTAGATCTTGGATATATGGTTTTGCGGTGTATTCATTTATATTACCTACTGTTGTAAAAAATGCATCAGATCCGTACTTGTCAGTCATATAAATTAAAGGATCGCTTTGAACACCAGCACTTAACGCATTTACATATTCGGTTTGAAATAAAGAAATTTGGTTTTGTGTGTAATACCCATTTGTGTCAGTAAACGTTTGAGTGCTTACTAACTGCGTTACAACCGCGTCTTCAGGTTTACATATTGCTGCCATATTAACCTCTTAAATACTTGCATCGTAAGTTGATTTTAATTGCTCAAGAATTGTCTTAAGTGGACCACCTAAATTTGGATCCGCTTTATTTTGACCATCGTTATCATGTGTTCCAGTACCAGCGCCCGGACCTGTAATCCTTGGTACCCTCGCCCAAATACCAGAAATGCTGTTACCAAACGCGCCAATAGATTTTTGGCCATTTAAGAATGCATTAAGACCAGCATATTGTAATAATACAATAGCCATCTTATCTTGGTTTGCCGGACTAAACAAATCATTATTAGTAAGGCCTGCCTGGACTGCTAATGAATCTCGTTCTGGAACATTAATGTCATTATTATATCCGCGCAGTGTATCTTCCATAAACTGGTATCTTCCGCTTGCTTCAGAATTATATTTTCTATCTATGCTTTCTTGCCAATTCAATACTTCTTGAATAGTCATTAAAGTTAAACGTTTAGTAGGATAATCAGCTATACCAACCCCTTGGCGATTTCCTGTTGGTATATAACCTTGGCCGTCAGGTCTTCCTTGATAACCCCAAATAGCATCGTATCCTCCTGGACCAGATTCAGCATTACCGATAAGGTCAAGAAGTGGTCCAAGCATACCACCAACTGCAGAACTGATAGGCGATGTTGGAGCGGAAGTACCTACCGTGTTATCAACTCCAGTTTGGCTACCAACTCCACCTTCTGCTTGATCGTCTCCTGACGCAACGCCGTGGGTTGAACCAACGTCACCGTGTGGTTTACCTGCAGCTGTATTTTGCGATCTTCTAATTGGCATTGCTTTTGCGGGTGGTTCAGGTGCTTCAACTCTTTCCGCCGATATTGATTGTTCAGCATATACTGCATCAGTTGCAGTAGCTCCGCCGCCGTTTGCCATATCTACATTATCGTTAATGTACACAGTAGATCCACCAACTGTTGTAATTGAAATGTTTCCATTTGCATCGGCTTTGAGTTGCTTGCCGGATTTTATACTTACGTCTGCAGAGCCATAAAGATTTAAATCTCCACCATCTGCACGAATGTTCAAATCGGTCTCGGCCGACATATTTAAATTGTTAGCTCGGATGTTCATATTAGTTGGAGCTTCCAACCACATAAATGGTGATTTAAAATACATTCCAACGCCGGCTTCAAATTGAATTTCTTTTTCAGCATAATAAGAAAAAGTTCCAACGTTTGCGTCAAGTCTAATATCACCACCTCTTACCTGCATGCGCTCTGAAGCGTTGAGGGTCATTTCACCACCTGATGTGATATAACTATTACCATGGACAATTTGTTGATAGTCTCCCATGATTTCTTCAACTTTATTTCCTTCAACGCGGATCCTTGCATCACCATTAATCGTAACAGTGCTTTGACCTTTAACAACTTTTACTTCGTTTAGGTCAGTGATTTCCCACTTGTTACCACTTGCTTTTTCTACAACCAAACCACCTTGTGATATTTGATAAAAAGAACCATCTTTATGATATATCATAATTCTTTCTGAGCCAGGAGTATCATCTAACTCAATAGAATGACATGCAGTTGAAATAACTCTATTGTGTGGATACCTTGCATTGTATGCAGTCGGCGGTTCTTCTAATGTTTCGTTTTCTTCACCTTGCCCTGCGGCTACAGTAATTTCAACGTTACGAGCCATTTCCTGAGCTAACACATAGGTTTCTTCGAGATTTTCTCCACGTGCTAATCTACTCATACGCGGCTGATTGTGATCTTCAGGAGTAGAACCGGCTGCCGTTCTATATCCATCATCAGGACCATGCGCAGGAATGACGCCGTAGCCATCAACGGGTGGATTAGGACCATTATTAATAGTAGGTATAAGACCTAGGATCATCGGCGATTGAGCTTCTTTACCATCCAAAAATATACCAAACACCCAATAGTTTTCACGAGGTATCCAGTTGCTAGGATCGTAATCTCCACGGCAAACAATAGCCCAAGGTAAATCATCAACTGAAACTTCTTGGTTGTTTCCATGAACTCCAAATGCTCTAACTTTTACACGTCCTTCAAAGCGAGGATCTACAATATCTTCAACAACGCCAACAAAGAATAAAGGATTATCAATACCAATAGCACTCATTACGACCACCCAAACTTAACTAAATTAAACGAAGCGTTGGCTTTGCCATCTTTAAACGAATGGCCTGAAGATTTAATCATATACTTACCTGAAAGATTATTGTCTTCAACTAAATCAGTAGTAGCAAAGACAGGGATGTTTAAATTGACGATAGTTCCTGGGGATAAATCAAGTCTACCACTCATACTGATACCAACGGAAGTTGAATTTAAATGTTGGTCGTAAAAAGTACGCATCGCTGTTATCTCACCATTATTTGCATCAGACCTTAAACTCATAGCTCTATCGTTTGGGCCTTGTGTATCTTTTAAAACTAAAAATTCGCGCGCATTCTCTTCTGTAAATTTAGTATCAATATATTCTTGTGAATGGGGTAGCCTATCAACAGAAACCTGCCGGCCCGACATATCAATAAAACTCGCGTCCTGAACTTTATAATTTTTTTCTTTAAATGTTCCATTCACAATATCTAACTCAACTGTCTTAACTGCATACGCCCCGCTTAACATTGATTTTGCCGAGTTAGTACCTCGTTCACCAATTGAAAAATTATTAATTCTATTAATTGCTAAGCTAGGATCATCTGGTAAGTTACTTGCGTTCGGAGCGAAAAATAACTCTTTTATATTATCGTTATCCTCAGCCTCAATTGCTTCTTTAATTAAATATTCGTCAGTTACAAAGTAATAGCCATATATTGTTTCAAACCATCTAAAAGTATGAGATGGCGTATCGGTATTCATTGCACGTTTGGACAAAAATCTAAATGCGTCGTCAGGCATAAGACTTGGCATAATAACATCAATTAATCCTTCAGTCGGTTGGATATAAAGATCTCTATCTCTATCATTAAGTATATTATATCGCGCAGTAGCATATGTCAATACTCTTGATCTATCATTTGGATCTAAATAATCTGCGTTTCCTAAATCAGAAACATAATCTTCAAACACCTCTTGAACAATTTGCTTTACTGATTTATTTTTATACGCAGTTTTTACTCTACGGTTTCCACCATCATAACTTGTTCTTGAAATAAAAGACGCTGTATAGGTTGAACCGGTATTCATTTTGTTTGGCGTTATATTTGAAATTGAAAATATTTGCAGTTTTAATTCAACCTTTAATCCGGTGTCAAACATTTCTATTTCTAAGTCAAGCTTTTCCTCTCCTCGTAAAGGAGTACCCTCTAAGTAATTCAAGTTTTCAAGAATGTGCATAGTACCATAAAAGTTTGAATTAATAGATTGAGAAATTTCAAGGCCGATAATAAACTCTTTCATATCAATAGTCGTGCCGTTCACAGTAGTGATAAGCGCTCTGGATATTTCATAACCTGCCGGGTTAAAAGACTCTGCCATTTGTTAAGTTCTTATCTTACTTTTAAATTCACGAGTTAACTGTGGTAGATACCTGTTATCAAACAAATAGATTTCTCGTTTATTTTCATTAATTGCGTTTTCGTTATCGTAAATACGCCACGCTTTCCATTCTTCAGGAATGATACGTTTAATAACAATTTTACGTCCTTGTTCTGTCCGTAAAATAACACGGTCTTCTCGTCTTAAATAAATTGTTAAGAAACTGTCTGGTGTAAGTTTAATAATATCAACAGCCATTTATTAAACCTCCCTATAATAATATACAATATTATCTTCGGTATCATCAGACCGTACCCAATCAAGAACGTCTTGTCCTGTAACACCTGAAGCTTCTGCATACTTTTCAATAAGCATATCATTAAACTCCTGAGTATTTAACGGCCATTCATGATATGGATCTATGATATTATTTGCCATATAAACAAGCCAAGAGTAATCTACTGAACCATAATAAAAGTTTGCAATATCTTCAGGTCTTTCGCCTTCCTCAACTGTGTATGGCATATAAAGAAGTGGATTATTTTGCAATCCTCTTACAAATCGGTTACGGCGAGTAATATCTTTAACAAGTTTGCCGTCGTAAACTACTTCTGGAAAATTTTCAAAATATTTCATTTATCGCGCCCCTGAGTTTGGTATAACAAATTCCGCAGGATCTTCTGGAACTAAACTTCCACCATATTCGTCTGCAGTTTGGATTTCCAATTCTTGCATTGTAATTGCTAATGAAACTCCACCGGGTTTACCGCCTTTCATCATAGTTACTCCACCGCCTGCGCCATAATCAACATCTATAGATCTTATAAGTGAAGTTTTAAATTTCATAAAGTGTTCAGGATTAACTCCTAATAAATATGTATCAACAGTAGCTGGGTAAGTAAGGAATGCTCTTGGAATTCCTTCAATGTCTCGAGTATGTGGTAATACTTGCTTTTTAAATCCATTTACAACGTCTTTAATCAAACGTGAGTCTTCTTGGCTTTCAGGATACAAATCCCAGTTAAAAGTATGAGTACGTAATTCAACTCCTTCGAACGATAACGTTTCTCTTGGGTTAACAGTTTGTCCAGTTGTAATATCAATAGATCTGCCAATATCTCCTGGAAGTTTTGATCTTAAAAGATATTGTGCGCCAGTTGTTGCGTCTCCTAAACTTGTTCCTAGTATTTTGTTTACTAAACCACTTACTACGCTATTCCCGCCATTTGCGCTGCCAGTTAATGCTGATGCTCCACCTGCGCCTAATTGTTGAATAAGCTGTGGAATATTCTCAACAGTCATTTGTCCAGAATTTGCCATTAGGTTTGTTGCAGCTCGGCTGATTGCTTCAGTTGTTTTGTCTCTTTCAAAACCTTGTATATTAACTCCTGTGCTATCAGACAAAGCTCGTGGGAATGGTAATTGAATAGATGATATTCCCTTTATCGAACTACCGCGAGCTCTACCAGTTTGGCCAAGAGATCCAGTTAATAAATCAAATCCGGCATTCAATCCTTCATAAGAATATTCTTTAAATACAAACATAATGCTGTGTGATAAGCCGTTTGCAGGGAAAGACAAGTTTCCTATTGCTGCACGCCGGTTTTGTTCAGCTTTTCGCTGCTGCGGCCTATGTTGATACCCATGTGGTACTTCATCATAACTCATAAGAGCCTACCTTTTTCTTATAAATATTATTACTTATTTATATGGAAATGCGAGTGATGATATGACAACTAGAGGACACAAAGGTAGGTTTAGACCTAAAAATCCTGCTAAATACAAAGGCGATCCTAGTAACATTATTTATAGGTCGTTGTGGGAGTTCAAATTCTTTAGATATGTGGATATGCACCCTGATATTATTTGGTGGCAATCCGAAGAAGTGATAGTACCTTACTATTCTCCAATTGACGGAAAAAGACATAGATATTTTCCAGATGTAATTATTAATAAACGCGTTGGACCAGTAACAAAAACAGTGATGATTGAAATAAAACCGAAAGCACAAACAAGACCGCCTGACCCAAGGAAAAAAAATCAAACTAAAACAGGTGCGGTTTCAAGGCGTTATATAAACGAGGTTAAGACATACGGTGTTAACGAAGCAAAATGGAAAGCGGCAAGAAGTTATTGCGCAGATCGTGGTTGGGAATTTGTAATTATGACAGAAGATCATTTAGGGATAAAATAAATGGTAGCAAAAGTATTTGATGATATCTTATTACAAGGGGTACGCGCTGGACAAATTCCTGCGCGGACACAAGAGGCGCGTGATTGGTATCGTAGCCAAGCAGGACAAATGCGAGGCGTAAGACAAGATCGTATTATACGAGAAATGGGTTCAGACCGATATGAAAATCGGTTTAGATTAGGTAATATGTATATGTTTGGTTACGATCCAAAACATAAAGCAACATTACCGTATTATGACAGGTTCCCCCTTGTGTTTCCAATAAATAAAGCAGATGGCGGGTTTTTAGGAATTAACTTTCATTACTTACCTCCTATACTACGAGCAAAATTAATGGATCAACTTTATACTATAACAACAAATAAAACATATAATGAAAATACTAGATTAAGAGCAAGTTATGATTTATTGAATGGTACTGCAAAATATAAAGAGTTTAGGCCAACAGTAAAACATTATTTGGCAAAACAATTGAAAACAAAATTGACTTATATTGCTCCAACGGAATGGGATATTGCATTGTTTTTACCAAGTCCTGCATTTGTCGGTGCAAGTAAGCGTCAAGTTTATGCCGACTCGAGAAAAATTATAAGAGGAAGATGATGGCATTTAACATCACGGAATTTAAATCTACTTTAGGATCGTTTGGCGGTACAGCTCACGCTGGTTTGTTTGAAGTTACAATCCAAGGCCGCGCTGCTAATTCATCTCAGATCACGCCAAGGCAATTGACGTTTTTCTGTAAGACCATGTCTA